AACTCTTTGCATAGTTGCTCTGCAAGTAGTATGCGTGGTGCAACGACTACAACTGTACCATAATCTTCCAACTGCTTAACAGCATCCATAATCATACAGATGGTCTTACCACCACCAGTAGGAACAATGACTTGTCCTTTGTCGTGGTCTGTCATTGATTGAATTGCTTGCTCTTGATGGGGTCTTAGTTGCATTAGTGTTCTTTAGATACCTATATTATAGCGGTAATACTCTCCTCTGTGGGGTTAGTTGTGACAGTTGAATAATTGGTAACATACAAGTGCTGAACCTTTGAACCTGAGTGATCTTTACCCTTACCGAAGTTCTGCATATACTTAAAGTCTTTTGTATGAATGTAATAATCTTTTAACTCTTCACGATAGAAGTCACAATCAGAATGAATGAACAACCATTTTGCCTTTGTATTCTTCATTGCTTCAACAAGTCTTGTATGAAGTGTATCTCCTCCATCCCCTGTGGTATAACCAAGTCTATCTAAGTATGGTGGGTCTAAGAATATCCAATCATCTTCAGTACACTCATCAATAATATCAATCGCATCCCTATTGTATATCGTTGCTTTCTTACTAAAAAAGTTATGATGATCGGGAGATAGATTACAACTCATCCTCTTGTAGTGTCCAAAGGGTACATTGAATTTACCCTCTGAGTTATATCTTTCCATACCTGAGAAACATAACTGTCTTACAACGATGTATGCAATAGCATACTCTAGGTCACTATAACTATCAGGGTCATTGATAATATCTCTTGATGAATAAAATATCTTCTCTAACTCATCGTGATCGTATGTTTTGATCTCATCTATTCTTCTTTGTATAGTTGGATAATTATCATTTCCTATCTCTCTATAAAGGTTAATAACTGCCTTATTAATATCATTTAATATACAAGTATCTCCATAGTGTAATGCAACAGCAGAACCACCACAAAAAGGTTCTACTATCCGTTTGAACTCTTTGGGTGCAAATTCTTTGATCCTAGAAAGTTCTTTTGTCTTTCCACCCTGATACTTGATAACTGGTTTCATACCAGTATTATAGCAAAAAATCTTACTGTTTGCAAGTTTTTACTCATATTTTTTCCAATATTTCTCATCAATCAGACCCATAGAATGAAGCAGATATTCATCTTTGAGAATTAAATTTACATCACCCACGATTGATAATCTTTCACCTGTAAAATCTGTTTTAATACATCCTGTGCTGTGTGATAACCGACTAGGAAAGAGTGCAACATGACCTTCCTTTGGATGTATATAAAAAGTTTGAGAATTAAGTTCATTAAATTCTTTCATCATATTTTTATCATCAATATTATTATATGAATTTGCTCCCAAGAATAAACTATTAAAGTTTTCTCGATTTAAAAATTGAGTTGTATGTGAATATGGTGGGATGTTTAGATAGTAAACAAACGATACATGACTTGTGGAATGAATATGCCACGGAATCTCTTTATGATTTCTAGTTCTTGAAATCCATGTCTTTGTTATGCTATAATTAAACATATCCTTGAATTTAAGAATATCCAATACATAAATTTTTATATGTCTGATAATTTCTTTAAACATCGTGTCCATTGATGGTTCTAGATGTATTAGTGGATTTACTTGTCCTTCACTTACAGTACTTGATATTTCATTATCTTCATAATCAAATTTATCATACAATTTCAAGAATTCCTTTTTAAAATCATTATGACCTTCTACCTGACCAACGTAAATTGTGGTGGGAAAAATATTAAAAATTTGTGTCTTATTATCCATATAGATATACTATCATGAAAAATATTTTTAAAGAAACAAAATATCATTTAGAAGTTGAAACTGGTTGGAGTTATCAATTTCACCTATGGCACTCTATCAAAAATTCTGCTATACTAATAAAAATATCCTTTAAAAGTTTAGTTCACGGGTTACTACCATTTATATGGAAATCCGATGCACCAAGAGATATAATAATATTATACCATACTATAATGAAAATACAACACATAAGGAAAATGGATAAGTTGAGGGGGATAAAGAAGAGTAAAAGATATGAATAAAATCATCATTGTTGGTGGTGGAACTTCTGGTTGGATTACACTTGCATATCTAGTTGCTACCACTAAACTTGACATAGTTATAATTCATAGTGATGAGATAGACACTCTTGGTGTAGGAGAAAGCACGACACCTACAATTAAACACGTTGCTGAAACTTGTGGTCTTGATGAAAAAATATGGATGAAAAGATCGAAAGCATCATTTAAATATGGTATAGAATTTCTAAACTTTAATAATATCGGTAGTAGATGGTTTCATAGTTTTGATGATTTTATTCCTAGTCAATGTTTCTCAACACCAATAACAGAGTTTGGTAAAAGTAATTTTAAGAAAGAATTAAGTTCAGTAGAATATTTCTTACATCAAAGAGTACACGATAAAAAATATAACTCAGATTGGTTTAACACAAGTCAAGGTGGTAGTCAATTATTAGTTGATAAACAACTTAGTCCTTACAATGAAAATGGTATAGTAAACTTCAATAAATTTCCAGGTTATAGTTATCATATCAATGCTCACGAATTTGGCAGTAGTCTTCGTGATAATGTACCAACTGATAGATACACGGAAATAAAAAGCACCGTAAAAAATGTAGAGTATGGTGAAGAAGGAATTAAAAGTCTCACCCTTAATGATGGATCAAAGATAAGTGCAGACCTTTATATTGATTGCTCTGGTTTTAAAAGAATATTAATAAACAAATTGGCATCCTTTAATCACTATGATGGTTTAATTAATAATGCTGCTGTGTGGGGTTCAGTTAAAACTCAAAGTTACAGACCAAGTACAATAAGTATTGCACAAAAATATGGTTGGATATGGGAAACACCAACTTGGGGTCAGATTGGTTCGGGGTATGTCTTTTGTGATGACTTTATATCTACTAGTGATGCTGAAAAGTATATGATAGATTACTGGAAATTAAAGGGATACGATTGGAAACCAAAGAAGTCTGTAAAATTCCATAGTGGATCTCTTGATAATATTGCTGTAAAGAATGTTGTAAGTAATGGTTTAGGTCAGAGTTTCATTGAACCACTTGAAGCTACATCAATAATGGTTATATGTGTAACAGTAAAAAATATTTCAAAATTAATTAATAAAAATAAAAACTGGGGAAACAAAGAAAGTATAATATTAAGTAAGGTGATGAAGAAATTTTTAAATGAAACAATGGAATACGTTTTAGGTCACTACACATTATCTAATCGGAATGATACAGATTATTGGAGAGCGTATGATAAAACTGATGCTGTGAAAATAACATCTGACATGATACAAAGTAAACTTAACAATGGGTGGGTTCATCATGGTGAAACAAATTTAAATTTATATAATTGGGCAAGTATGTTAGTTGGTTATGATAAACCTTATATAAATGAATTACCAAAACTTACTCAAAATCAAATTAAAGAATATAAATTCTTTACAAGTCAATTAATATCAAACTACAACTATCATTACAAAAATAACGTATCTGTAAAATCTCGATTAGATTATATCAATTCTTAGTAAATATTGCTAACACTCCGTCTGTCACATCAACATTATAATCCTCATATGGTTCTAGAACACCATAATCAAATACAGAAAGTTCTTCATTTTCAACAGTAGGATTCCCATCTAGACAGATCAAAATTGACTCTTTGCTTACTCTTATGAGTTCTCCTGTCACAATACATCCATCCCAATCTTGTTCCTTATCAAGAGTATTGAAACCTATAATATGAAAATCCTCGATAGCTTCCATAATAAAGGCATCATATAGTTTATCTTTAGTGCAATAAAAATCTTTTTCTTTCAAAATGTCATATTCCTTTTTGAAAGGTACACCGAATTTTACAGAACCTTTAACAACATATTGAAATAATCCATAACTATAATATTCTGGCTCAACCCCAACCCAACCTTTCTCTGCTTCTAGTGAGCAAATTGCAAAGTTGTCATCACGACATTTTTTAAAAGCACCCTTAGAGTTCATTTGAATTTAATTTTTCTAGTATTAATATGGAATGTAGATGAATTAGTTTGACTAGAATTTATCATCTTTATTTTTTTTATTATAAATTTTTTCATCGCCAATTGCTATTGTCCTGTGACACTGCCCAAGTTGATATTATATATTTGTCCTGACCTATGGGTGGATTACCTCTATGAGTATGAGTAAATGATGCTGGAAAAAGAATTAATCTTCCCTGCTCTGCTTTAATTCTTTTATTGATGTATAGAAATTCTGTCTCACCACCCTCTTCGATTGTATTCAAATATACTTGTGCAACTAATTTTCTTGCCGATGTTTGTAAACCAGGATTTTCATAATGCCAATCATGAAATCCACCACCTATAGGAATTTTCTTTAACTTTGCATCATATATTAATAATTTTTCTCTACCCAAAGCACTAAATTTTGATAGATAATCGTCAATAGGTTTTTTTATTTTTGGTAAAAAATGAAGTGATAAGTTATCTCCTGCTAGTACATTAAACTCAGGATGATCATGATTATTAAAATTGATGGTATAATGATCTCGATTATGAAGTTTATCATAATCTTCCTTGAACACGATACCAGCATTAATATAATGATTTATTCTGTCGATATAATCTTCACATTCATCTTTTGAAAATATATTATCGTATGTTAAAATAAAATCGTTAATCATAATTTTACATCCCAAGGGTTAACGCACAAAACAATTCTGTCTCCCATAAATGGTTCTACACAATGATTTAGTTGAGGAGAGAATATGACCAATCTATTAGACTTAGGTGTTATAATATCGTCTTCGATGTGTAATTTCCCTCTCTTTAAATTATCTATCTTCAAATAGTATACCATAGAACACAATGGAAATCTAGTTTGTCCAGTAGTCCCATTTAGTTGTTCATCTTGATCAATATGCCATCCTCGTGGTTCTGTATTATTATGTGACCAAAACTCATATCCCTTACAAGTAGTCAGGTCATAGAAATTACTAGCAACATTAACCATTTGAACACAAAAATCTTTAAAGATGTGTTCCTCATCTAGTGAGTACCATCTTTCATTAAAGTTTTTCTCGTTTGTATTTTTGGTATTATTTTCTAAAATTTGAATACAATCACTCTCAAACGTAGAATTTCCTACGATATTATCTAAAATAGTTATCATTCAATAATTATAACACACTTCCAACATGAACGCCACCATCACCAGACGCTAATGTTTTATCTCCTGTAGAATTACTTTGAACAGTGCTATTACTGAATATTAAACCATACCCACTAAAACCAGGTTGTCCACCACCACCTCTGTTAGGACTTCCAGCATCACCACTTGTAGAAGCATCAGTTTTATCTCCACCATCTCCTCCACCTCCTGCTTGTCCACCACCTTCTCCATGTTGACCACCACCGCCACCATCACCACCAGCATCAAAAGTTGCATCACCACCAGCTTTACCTTTTCCAGCAAGATCACCTAAGTCCTTTCCTTTACCACAATTTCCATATCCACCAGCATTTTCTGCACCACCAAATCCAACAGGGATGCCAGATCCACCGCCACCACCGCCACCAGACCTACCAAAGTCTCTGGGGTTTTTGTTAGGATCAGACCATGAACCTGCACCACCGCCACCGCCACCATATCCACATCTTATAGCTCCATTATTATCAATTGCTGCTGGATATTCAATACCTAATCCAGCGGTTCCTGTAAATGCTCGTGCAGGTGTGCCACTACTAGTGTTTCCTATCTGTCCATTTCCTCCAGCACCCTGTATTCTTCCTGAAGAACCAATATCAATATGTAATGTTGTACCAGATGGCCAAACACCTGTTCTTAATGCAACTTTACTTCTATCTGCTTCTTGTTGAGTTGCATTAGTTGTATTTGACTTTTCACCACCTACATTTTTATTTACATTAATAAAAACTTTTTTACCACCCTGCCATGCAGATGATGATAACGCATAACCAGATACAGTTCCTGTTGGTCTGCTTCTATAACCACCTATAACTCTTACCCGACTTGCTTGATTATTATATCTCCAAGTCGCTGCCATAGTATTAGCACCATCATCTTGTCGATTCAAAATATTATTAGCCTCTCCACCAGCAGATCCAGTATCATTAAAGTAATCAACTATCATATTAAGTTGTTTACCATAAAAATCACTAAATTTAATTTCACCTGAAGCAGGAACTCCAGTATCTAAAGGTAATCCTGATAATGAACTGCCTGTTGGGGAAGCATTATCAAAATTACCTGAAGGGTCATCTCTTCTATATTGTCCTAAACTTCTACCTGGATTATCTCCAAATTCTGTTTCTATTTCAGAAAAAGATAATGGTGGATTTGGTGATGCGGATGATTTAATAGTCATTATGAACTAGTAATAGTTTCCCAAGCACTACCATTATAAACTTGGAGTTTGTTTAAGTTTGTATTGTATATCATAGCACCAGAGACTAATCCAGCTAGACTTCCTCTCTGTGCATTTGTAACCTTTGGAGGAACCATAAACATTCTATTTGCTGCTAATCCTGTGGTTGCTTGACCAGCATCAGCAAAATCTACCGCAGATCTTGGTACATTTGTTCCAATTCCTATCGGATCTAATGCTACTAAAGCACCATTTACAAATAGAGAATTACCATTTAAATTATCGGTCTTTATACCAACATTACCACTGTCAGTTATACTAAACTTCTTGTCTGCATCAGCATTAACAACAAACTTGAAGCTACCCATTGTAGTTCCAATACCAACAGAACTAGCAGATAATTCACCAAATTCATAGTAACTAGAAGTATCTAAGTCTAATCTCTTAAATGTTGATACACCAGAGTTAGCAAAAACATTTCCTATCAAGTCACCAGTAACTCTACCAACCACATTTAACGCAGCGTTTCCTGTAACGTCTAAATCACCACCTAACACAACATTACCACTTATAGTGGCAGCACCAAGAACATGAAGTGGAGTGGTAGGAGTTGTGATTCCTATACCTAATGAGCCTCCTATACCAGTAAGGGTCATTAATCTAGCATTATTTACACCCTTGTGCCAATGGAAATCACCATCAACGTTTCCAGCGTTTGCAGCACTTAAATGATAGTTAAAGTTACCAGTGCCATAATTTATTATATCAAGTGACTGTGAAGAACTATAGTTAAAACCTGATCCACCACCATATCTAAATTCTGCATTATTTGTATTACCAGTGCTTGGTTCTCTACCAACTGTTAAACCTGCAATACCTGTGTCACTTGTAACTTGTATTTCTGTGTTACCAGCACTTCTAACTTGTATGGGGTTAGCTGGTGCATCAGTTCCTACACCAATCAAGGGTGAATTAAGTTCTGTTGTTGCTGTAATCACACCAGATGCAACAATGTTAGTTGTATCTAATTGATTGTAAATAGTGACACCAATTCCAGATGTCTGTAATTTTTGTACACCAAAATGATATAATTTAGTCCCATCAGAATATTGAAAATCTGCTATTTTTCTACCTTCGTGTCCACCTGTAGGACTTCCTACAATATTTGTGAAGTCACTATGGATAAAAAATGGATTATTACCATTATCCATATACTGTTCAATTCGGAAATGTCCCGCTGAACCTGAACCATGAGGGTCAAATTGAGTTCTTTGATCACTACCAAAGACTGCGTGTACATTATCACTGAAATGTAACATGGAGTTGGAACCATTGTTCCTCCATCTCATTCTCTGTAATCCATCTGTTGCACCACCAAAGAAATCGACCTGACCACCTATGGGTGGATAAAACGCAACATTATTACTAAAAGTAGAAATACCTGATGCATTGATAATGCCAATTGATAAATTGGGTGTGCCAGAAAGACTTGCTGCACTTCCAGATGTGTCTTGATTACCAGCAATATTAACGCCAGGTAAATTGATATTAGATGTACCATCAAATGATACACCTCCAATTGTCCTTGCTGTTTGTAATTGAGTTGTAGAAGCAGCAACACCTGTTAAGTTTCCATTAAATGCTCCAGAGAATGTGGTTGCAGAAATAATACCTGACGCATTTATATCACCAACTGAACTTATACCTACACCTCTTCCTCCAACTATATCAGGATTATCACCAATTTGAATTGTCGATTTTGGATTTGTAGTTGCAATACCGACTGTACCACCTGTGTTGTAAATACTACTTACACCAAATCCAGCGTTTGTATCTTCCCATTGTGATGTTGGAAGATTTAATAAATTTATACCATCACCATAAAATGTAACTATTCCTGATCCCTGTGCAGTTATAATTCCACTTTTTATACTTACTCCAGCACCAATTACTTGAGTTGGAACAACATTAGTAATTGTAAGCACACCAACTGTTGCGTTTGTAATGGTTGCATCACCAATTATCTTTACATTTCCACGAACATCAAGAGCTTCTGTAGGCACAGTGGTTCCGATACCGACCAGACCAGTAGCCGTTACTAACAGATTGTCATCATCAACCTGAACACCGTTACGAAAATTAAAATTCTTCTTGATATTTGCCATCAGTTATATTTTTAGTTATTTATGAACCCTCAAGTGCAGTAACTTTCGCAGAAAGTTCTTTAACTGCTTGTATGAGAACAGGTACTAATCTCTCATAACGAACTGCTTTTGTTCCATCATCCCTTGTGGTAGTAATGCCAGGTAATCCAAGTGCCTCAACTTCTTGTGCAATAACACCTGTATCTTCAGTAATCCCATTATAAAATTCAGGAGTAGTTGCATTAGAACCTGATTTCCAATTGAACGTATTACCACTAATTGCATTTATCTTATCTAATGCATTTGGTATTACAGTGATGTTCTCTTTAAGATTTCTATCAGAAGATTGGAAAGCAACAATATCACCATCACATCTTAATATTGGTTGACCAGACTCAACATTAAATGATGCTATAGTTACATTAGTACTACCATTATTTCCAGCAATTCTTATCTTACCATTAGTTGCTGTATTCTGAATAACTGCAATACCATCATCACCACCAGCAGTATGAATATCACCTGAATTTGATGCAGTTCCATTTAAGTAAAGGAATTTTTTACCAATAATATCACCATCATTAACAATCAAATGATTTCCATCAAATGTCAAGTTACCTGATGTTGCACCATTATTAGAAGCGTTCTTAAATACAACTTGGCTTGCAGTTCCAAAACTTAAGTTAGCAGCAGTTGTTGCACTATCAGCGTTACCAGTAACGTTACCTGTTACGTTACCAGTCAATGCTCCAGTGAAAGTTGTCGCATTTATATTTGTTCCAGTTAAAGTATCTGTTGCAAAATTAAATGTTAAGGTAGTATCAGTCGCACCGCTAATCATCGTGCCACTGAACACATCAGTTAAAACTACACGTTGAGTTCCTGTTGCTGGTGTACTCATTTGAGCACCAGTATTCGATAAACCAGCACCATCACCAAAGAATGTAGCAGCAGTGATTGAACCAAATCCAACTATATCAGGTGTGTTTAAACCAACTATATCACCACCGATATGCATACTCTTACCAATACCAACACCACCTAGAGTAACAATTGAACCTGTTGTTGTGCTGGTTGAATTTGTTAAACTATGATTTCTTATTTTACCAGTTGAAGCAACTTTGATTTCACCAGTAACATCTAATCTCTTATTCTGATTTGCTAATCTTACATTTTCATTGAATGTGACAGGACCATCAAACTGAGATAGTATCTGTTTTGATGTGCCACCTTCAACAAGTAATCTCTCTTTGACAATTACTTCGTCAGCAACTAAACTTAAACGATTTGGATCTTCACCTGTAATTGTAGGTATTGGAATATCAAATGTAGTTTGTTGTCCACTGGCAGATGCAATCTTTGTATTTCCAATATAGAAATCACCCTTATCATTCATACCTGTGTAAACAACGTTACCGCAAGATGTTTCTTGAGACTGAGTTAAGAACTCTTCTCTTTCTGATAAAGATCTATTCTGTAACTGTGGTAATGCAGTTGAATAGTTACCTGGACCATAACCAACATATTCAAATGTATGTCCTGATGCTCTTAATATAGATGGTCTACGAAGTTCAATTGGTAATGGTTTGATCTTCTTAATTTTAGAATTTGCTGGATGTGCAGAACTGATTGTACCTAATGCACCACGAATAACGGATATCTCATCACCACTACCACTTAAAGTGCTGGAAGAAATTCTCATTATTTCTCCATCTACTTCTATGTAAGAACCAAGTGGGAAACGATTTGTAATTGAAGTTGCATTTACAGTTCCGTCTGGTAGAGTTACTTTAAATGCAGAATCTGCTGAAGTGATAACTTCATTTAATTTTAAAGTTTCATGATCAAATATTGAAAGACCTCTTACTCCTAAATTCTCACCTTCCTTACCTGATATTGCTTCATTATCAGATAAACCATGCTTTAAAATATACTTTGGATCACTTAATGCTGATGTAGTAGTTGCAGTAAATGTATCAACATCAGGTACACTTGCGACTATAAAATCACCAAGATTAACATCACTACTATTCAATACTCTAAATTTATTACCTACAACTAATCCATGTGCTGATGTAGTATTAAATGTTGTTACTGATGATGAGAAAGATGCACTACCTACAGCTGACCAAGGACCTAAATCAACAACTTGTTGACCATTTAATATGGTTTCAGAAGCAGTTTTAGCAACAATGATTTGCTTAGTATTGTTTATAGCAGTAATACGATGATAAGAATCGGTTCCTGTTGTAATACCAGTTACTTGAACATAGTTACCAGTTGCAGATGATATACCTGATGTATTAATTACAACATTTCCACTTGGTGAACCAGCAATACCACCAGTTGCAACAGAGGAACTGTCAAAAAATAATTGTTCACCATTTGTATATGAAGAACCACCTTCAACAATATTAACAGCAGTGACTGCTCCACCTGATACAGTTACGTCAGCAGTTGCACCATCCCAAACTGCAGAAGATGGGACTGCATTATTGTTGAATAACTTTATATTATAATAAGTTCCATTAGTGTGACCTGAACCACCATTTAAAGTTGCATGAGTTTTTAAGGATGCAAGTCCATGTTCTCTGGTAAATGTTAATACTGAATTATTAGTATTATTTGTAGCTAGACTTACTGTATTTGAAACATCAAAAGATTTAATAAATTTATTTGTTGTTTCTCTCGTAATACTCTTTTTGAGATTATTAGTTACAACATCACCAAGAGGGAATCTCTTAGCGAACGATACTGCTTCAGGTGGGTTTGCATCTATATTGTCACGATCATATTCTGGATATAGATTAACAATATTTTGATTGTATTTACTATCAGTAAATTGACCCGATGGATCAGTCATTGCATTATCACTATTCAATACAAATAAGTGGTAAATACCATCTTGAACACCCTCAATATATGGAGTAACTACTTCTGTACGATATACGAAGAAGTTTCCTTTATTATCATTTCGACTAAATCTTGGAAGTAATGTTGTACGAGTATGTGTGTTGTTGACAAATGTACCTACGGTGTGTGTAATATTCTCAACGTCTGTATTTGAATACTTAAATTCTTTATCATTTACTACATCACTAACAGTAAATGTACCATTATATCCTTTACCATCAAGTGCAGATGAGTTAGTTGAACTCTGAACATTTTGAACAACTATTTGATCTCCAACATTGACATTATGAGGTTTATCTGAACGAATAACAACTAAATTCAGTGTACTATCAAAACTTGCCTGAGAGATAAATCTTGTATTACGATCAAAATCATAATTTGATGCTGTTATTGATGTTTTTGTAAAATCACCATCAGCTAAAACTGTTGTGAAGTTTGAATCTTGCAAAACAAATCCATCTACAGGATCTCTACCATTTGTAAGTTCTTTTGGAACAACGTATCTTAACTTGTAAACTTTCTCATCTAAACTTCTATCATCATCCTTCCTTATAATATAAGAAATATCATCTGTTCCGATTGTTGATGGTACGCTTGGAGGATTACCATCTGTTAATTTTGCGTGTAAGGTATTTCCTGAAGCTAATGTATGTACAAACCATCTACTTCTTGATGTATCATATTGAATAGGATGCCCTGCTTCACCAGGTTTTTTATCAGATACACGACTTATTATTGAAAATTTATTTGCAGGATCAGCAATTGTATTTAAAAATACGGGATTAGCGAGTTCTGCATTGGTTTTTGATGAAGCGATACGAATTTCTGTTGCAGATAAATCCGAGTCTCCCACATTTGTGATTGCAAAATATACAGTATGAGGATCAATATTTTCAGGTAAATCACCATTATCAGCAATGATACGAATTGACTCACCGTTTTGTAATGCGTGAGTGCCAACTGTGAATACATTTTTCTTAGTAGCAGTAGCAGCAGAGTGAGTTGCTTCGTATGTCTTTTGTGATGTATCAGATGTTCCAGTACCTGCACCATTTGACATTACTACAACAGCTTCATATGTATTTCCATCAGAAGCATCAACAAATATCTTTTCATTTACCTTTGCACCTAATCTAAATCCTTGTACTATATGTGATGGTGGAACTGTTTCAGATGTTTGTGCAAATAAGTATAATTTTGTTGTGCTAGAAGCACTATCTTGTACTAATTGTAAAAATTCTATTTCCTGATCGTTCGTTACAACTGATCTTGGAGTGATAATTGAAGTAATAAAACCTTTATCATCTTTACTAAAGGCATCTTTCTTAAATCCTTCAGCAGCAAGAGAGAATGTACCAAAGTTAGAGTTTGAGTTAGTGATTGATGCATCAGCACCATCAATCATATTAAAATGACTATGGAAACCAATCGCAAATACAGAAACGATCTGAACAACAGCATCGTTAGATACCTTTATGTGACTTGTTCTCCATCCCTTACGATAATTAGCTTCTTGATCTAAATGATATACTGTTTCTGGATTTGTTGAAGACGACTCAGAAGATAAAAGAGTTCCAGATTGTTTTGAAAATACAATTCCACTGTAACTTCTATTGGTACTATTATACTTAACAAATGCACGATCATCTTTTTGAAGTGATACAGCAGTAAACTGTGCCACAACCATTGATCTGAAACCTGTTGCCTTCTTACCATCAGCATGCATACCTTGCATACCAAATACAGAACGCATTGAGTTATTGAAAATATATGGAGATGCACCTGATACTGTATCAGTTTCAACCAGTACTTGTCCATTTGCAGAACTCAATCCACCTGCTGCACCTGCTGGTAGATTTGGTCTAACGAATGGTAATGAATATTGGAACCTAGTATCATCAATAACATTAGATACTTTTGTAGATATATTATAATCTGCTACATTAATACCACGAATTTTGATTGGTGTTCCACCTGTTAGATTATGATTTACATTAGTTCTAACTGTAACAACCTGTCCTGGCACACCACCATCACCAGATTCGATACTGGATATTTTCAAAGGATCAGTTGCAAATGCTCCTACAATTTCAAATTCTGGTCTCTGTGGTGCAAATCCTTTTGGTGCAGTTGGATATTTTTGAGTTATTGCTCTTCTTGCTGCAGCTTCATTATATGCGTTTGATAACTTACTATAATATATGTCAAGATCAGTCAAATCACTAAATTGTGGTAACTTAGTGACACCATCTGCATACTCATAGCAAGTAAGTTTATGGTGAGAGAAGGTTGGTTTAGATTGATTGTTTGTACTAAAATCTGTTGGATCAGTATATACTAGACCTGACTCATCACCATCAAAGAATGTGAATTGCCAAAAATAACAAGCACCAGTGATACGTAATATCGCACTCCCACCAACATTATTATCAGTTGGGTTTGGAACATATAAGGGTCTTATCTTTGTTTTTCTTAAATCTAGTCCAACTATTGAAGTTCCTCTAGGAACGATAACACCACCATTTACACTATTAAACTTATAAAGTATATTATCTTCTTGTGTTAAATCAAAATTAGAATTTAAAGTTAAAGTAAATGTATTTAATGCACCTTCTACTGATCCACTTGGACTAACTGACTTAGCAACTCCTGCTTCGTCTTTTATAGCAAAACCAGGTCGATTATCTACTAGGTGATTACCAGGAAAAAGTAATATTGTTGTTCTTTCTATTAAATCATTATCATTACCTGCTACATATGAAAATCTAGCAGACTCTATCAGTGCTCTCTGAATCGTTTTGAAGGGTTTTGTTAATGAATTACCTTGATTATCAATAGCGTCTGTTGAATCAAGATCATTTGGGTTTACATAAAGGATACGACCTTCTGTATTCTTTATAAAATTCTCTAACTTATTAAGAGGCATCTTTTTATACTACAA